GGTGTCGATCGCCGGCATGATCTTCTCATCGATCCACTCCACCAACGGCCGGGCAAAGTTCTCGATCAGGGGAAGGCCTGCTCGGATTAGGAGCGTTTCAATTGAGCCCTTCAGGCCCTCAACTGAGCCCTGGAACGTATCCATCCGCGCGCGGGCCACCTCCTGGGCGGAGGCTGAGCCCTTTATCGCCTCTGTCGTGTCTTCCCAGCCGCCAATGCCCTCCTGCAGGAGCGCATTCATCGCGTTCTTACCGTAGGTCCCGGCGATGGTCTGAATGTACTCGTTGCGCTCCTGTTCGGTCAGTTCGCGGAGTACGCTGACCTGGCGCCCCTGAATGTCCACCAGCGGGCCCATAGCCCCCTCAGTGGCAGCAAGTTCCGAGCGTAAGGCCGCAAGGCGCTTTGCCCGCGCCTTTTCTGACAGGCTTGCCCCTTTGATGCCCGCCTCATAATCGCGCACCTGCGTGGTCAGTGAGGCGTGCCGCTTCTCAAGCCGTTCGAGTTCTTTGCTCTGGGCGGCTGTGCGCCCCCCGACAGTAACCAGGGCCTCAGCCTCACCGTATAGGGCAGTCTCCAGATCCCCTAGAATGTCCTCGACCTCTCGGAAAGCGCCCTGGCTGTCATACAGATCCACGTTTAGCGAGGAAAGCGCATCAGTCACGGCGTCAGTGGGGCGAGTCAAGTTTGTGAACATAGACCGGAGCGCCGTACCGCCTTCGGCTCCGGCTATGCCCCGCTCCGAGAGTATTGCCAGTAGCGTGTTCACGTCCTCCAGGGATAGCCCCATCGCGGCCGCTGAGGGCCCTACGTTACCTATCCCCTCGGCCAGGTCTTCTACCTCTGCGACGCTCGCGTCTGCGGCCCCGACAAGGGAATCAACCACCTCCACGGCTGTGATCCCGGTATCCGCGAATGTGGTCATGGCAATGTTCACCAGGTCAGCGGACTCAGCAAGGCTCAGGCTTGACGCCGAGGCCAGGTCGGTGATCGGCACCATCCGGGCCTGAACCTCTTCCCAGGAGAGGCCGGCCTTGAACAGGTTGGTCATCGCTTCCGCGGCCTCAGTCGCGGAGAAAAACGTGTCGGCCCCCATCTGAAGGGCGAACTCGCTCATCTCCTCGAGCGACGCGCTGGAACCTTTCGCGGCCACCTCCATGATTGCCAGTTCCGCTTGGAAGTCTCCGGCGACCTTGCCGGCCATCACGCCAACGCCGAGAAGGGCGGCACCCCCAACGGCGAGGGCTCCGCCCAGGGCCCGCTCGACCTTGCCGGCTATCCCTTTTGCTGTCCCCTCTACTTTGTTCCGGGCGCGCGAGAGATCAGAGTCCAGCTTGTCCAGCAGTGCCCTTATGGGGATCTGTGCCTCGCCTAGTTGTGACGCCATGCTGCTGTCATCCTCTTGAACTCCTCACGGCGCTCTTCTAGCGACTCTTCGTCTAGCTCTTGTGCATCCGGCGTCCCTATCAGCCGCTGGAGCGGCGGGATCCGTTTGGCCCGGGACATAGCAGCCACATGCCAAGCCAGGAACAAGAGCCCCTGGCGGTCCTGACGGATCCGCCAGACTCTCGCCTCGATTGCCGCCAGCGTCTCCCTGGGAGTCATGTCCCAAAAGGCCAGCGCCGTGATGCCGCACTTCAGAGCCTCAGCCAGGAGGGCCTCCAGATCGAAAGGCTCCTGGCTTACTCGTTTGGGTCGTCGTCCTCAGCGTCTTCGGGGTCGCGATCCCTTATCACGTCTGCAATTGCCTCTACGACAGTCGTAGTAATCGCGCTGAACCCGACTTTATCCATCAGTTTGTAGGCGTCAACGATCGTCACCGGCCGGCCGCCAGAGGAGCTGGCCCTTCGAGCAGATTCCATCCCGGCGCGGAGGAGGAGTGCCACTTCCCCCACGCGGGTGGAGTTGTCTGTGAACCCCTGGAGGACTGCTAGAATTGAGCGATTCATCGCCTTCTCAGCAGTCGCCAGCGCTCGATTGGTGTACAGAATCTGTACCTCGTTGTCACCGGTGACGATCGTTGCCTCGCCTCGTGCGCCTAGTGCCATAGCCTTATCTCCTTACGTCTAGGTCCCCGTCTCAGTCCATTCGCCGTCAATCGTGAGGGAAATGGAGACAGTGCCCTCTCCCTGATCAGGGAAGGACTCGCTCAGTGCCGTGATAAGCGCGTCAGCGTACTCCTCACTTACGCCCTCCAGTTCTCGAGCCACCAGGATCAGGGCTCCATCTCTCATTGCCGTCTGAAGCGCCAGGTAGGCGGTGTTCGTCGGGACATAGAGGGAATCAAGAGAAATGCTTGCTGAGTACCTGCCCGCGAGGACTCGCTTGTTCCGGCTGTCCTTTGAACTCCCGTCAATTTCTTCAGTCGCCTCGTCAAAGGTGACGTCGCGTTGGGAACCCACCGCCGTATAGATCGGCGTGTCTACGGTTCCCGTGTTGACCAGCAGTAGAACATCTGCGCCATTCATCATCGGAGTCTCCTATTGGTGGGCTCTATGGCCCTGTTTATGTTCCGGCGATCTGTACGAGCCGAATATGGAGATGGTCGACGTAAAGGTCGGGCGTGCCAGCATCCGTCGTTCTGACCGCCACATTCACGCCCTGGCCCGCCGCCAGGTCCAGGATGGCAGTGCCCGAGGCACTTTGATCTCTATGCACAGCGATAGTTTCAATGTGATTCTGTCCAAACTCACCCGGAGTTCCGTCAACGCTAAACGCAATCTGCATGTGGATATTGGTCGCTGCAGCCTCGAAGTTCCCGCTCCAATCCGCCATATACATCCCGGCTACTGTGACGGTGATTAGTCCATTGCCGTCGTGGCTGATGCCATTCAACGGACCGGATGTCATGCCGCTATCAGAGATGGCGTACCAGGTATTCTGAGCCGCGCTGGCCTGCGTCCAGGTAATCTCGTTGCCCCAGACATAGCCGTGTTGGAGTCCCGCGCCGCTGCCGGTGAATGTAAGGTTATCGTCAAAAGCGGCCGCTCCATCAGCCCAGAACGCGCCGTCAACCTCCACCGAGCCATCAAAGCCCGCGCTTGTCGGCGAGTGATCCCAGACGGGCTCCGTCCCCGTGATTACAGCAACAAAACCTGTGGCTGATGCGAGCTGTATATCGCCAACTCCAGTAGCTATCCGCCCGTCGGTCTGGTTGTGGAGGAGATTAAGCCACTGAGTGTTATCGGAATTGACATCTACCCCCGAATGAACCCATATAGTCGGGTTGGTCGAACTTGAATGGTCATGGTTCTTCGTTGCACTTGCACCCAAGAGCCAGTTGTTCGATTGCGCCTGCATGGCATACTGATGATATGGAGCCACATTCCTTGCTGCAGTGTTCCCTACTAACAAGATAGCTTGATCGGCCATAGTGACGGCCCCTGGAAAGGTCACCATCTTCGAAGATCCGTCAAGCGTCAAGGCAAGGCTAGGTGCTCCACTTGCACCTGGACCGGTAAATATGGTGACGTCCGCAGAGCCGTCAGCCTGGCGCGTCGTGCGGATGAACGAAGTACCATTCAACAGAGCCGAAGCATCAGAGGACACGACTGAAGCGATAGTGACAGAGTCGTTCCCAGCCGAGTGTGAATTCCGCATCTTCAGGTAGATACCATCACCAGTGTTGGGTTCCACGACCTCGAAGAGGTCAGCGGGAGTTGTAGTCCCTAGTCCTAGGGTATCAGCGATAAAGAGAGAGTCTTCGGCTGTGACGTCCCCGCTCACGACCAGCTCGTTTAGCAAGTAGACTACATCTGTCACCGTGAGCGTGCCGGTGATTGCCGTATCGCCATATATGATAGCGTCGCGCAACTCAGCATCGCCCTCGCTGACAACAAGCCCGCCTAGCAAGTAGACTACATCTGTCACCGTGAGCGTGCCAGTGATCGCCGTATCAGCGCGGACCTCGAGGTCGCCCAGGAACGTAGTAAGGCCCGCGACCGCCAGCTCGGAGAACTCTGCCGGGAGGCTGGCAGTGAGTACGTCCCCGAGCAGAATCTTTCGAGTCACCGTCCCGTTGTCGATCACCAGCCAGGCTGTACCAGTCACCGTCCCTGTTGTCAGTTCGTGAATCTGTTTTGTGCCCAGGATCACTACCTCTTCCGGGGGCGTCGGACTGATAACGTCACACCCCGCCAGGCCGGCCAGCAGCAGGACCACCGCCACGGTTGACACTATGAGCGTAGTGATTGCGCGCGTTGTACCGTTCATGCCGCACCTCCATATCTCTGGAACAGGAGCGCGTCCCTATTGAGCTTCGTCGGCCCCCTCAGCAAGACGCGCAGTTTGGCATACCGCAGGCCCGGCCGGGGTGCGAGGCCCGCCGCCAAAGCCTGGAGAAGGTAGTGAACCAGCCAATCCGAGCCAACCATCACATTGTAGCCGCCCGTGTTAGGGCCCTCCCCGCCGATGACAGTCGCGCCGGTGGCAAGCATCGTCGGGAGAAATGGGCTCGCCGGCATATAGCACGTCTGAGCTATGATCACCGTGCCCTCCAGGCGCAGGCCTGAGAAGTGCATTAGCGAGAGCGCCGGGCGCCAGTCATCGCCCAGCCAGACGTCAGCGTAGGGGGAACTCGCGTGCAACTTGAGCACGATCGCGTCTCGTGCAAGCAGGAGGCGCGGGTAGAAGGTCCAATCGCTCGTCGGGGGACAGGTGTCAGGCTCCACCCCAGTGGCCGCTAGAACACTGCCCCTCATAGATTCCGCGCAGTACGCATAAACATTCATCTATACCGCCAGCAGAATGTCGCCCTCATGATCCACCAGGAACTCGCCCTCGTGGTCAATCAGCAGGCTTCCCGTCTCCTGAACAATTGTTCTCAGCGTCACAATCCGCCCGTAGGCGTCTCGCTCGTCTGCTGCTACTGGCCCCAGGCACTCGGATAACACCCACTCATAGCCGTCAATGATCAGCTCCGTCCGGTGGAGCAGATCATATACTCGCTGGGCGATCTGCTCTACGTCCCCCGCCCCGCCGGCCGCGTTAGCGTAGCACTTGACGTCTCGCCACATCTCCCGGCCGCGCGTCGTTTTCGTATCGAAGTTCGCCACCACTGCGTCGCCAGCCGTAACGATGTAGGGGAGCGAGGCGTCCGGGGGCGCTGGGAAGGTGGTAAATACCGCCGGGGATCCCTCGTAGCTCGCCAGCAGAGCCACCAGTACCTCGTCAGCCACCAACGCATTGTAGACCGCAGGCGTTAGCACGCTCATCGTTACCGCCCCTCGAGGAGCGCCAGGATCAGGCGCTTGTTCTCAAATACGGCCGGCCGCAAAAACGGGTGAGCCCCAGCCGTCCTGGATCCAAACTCAATCCAGTATCCATGATGAGTCCCCTCCGGCCCCTTCCGGACTCCGATAGTCACCACAACCGCCTTCGGCTCGGTCTCCACTACGTGGGTCAGGAGCCGGCCCACCACCAGCCGGCGATAGTTGGCGCCCCAGGAGGGCTCCGTGATTGCCAAGAGGCGGCGGCG